AACCTTCTGCATACATATGATGCACTGGGGGCCTTATAACATAAGGGTTTCCCAGGGGGCACCGACGTGACGGTAATCGACCAGCCGCACGTAGTGCATGACCATGCAGTATGGGCATCACGTAGCGTGACATTGCTGTGCGGCCCGCCGGGTTCCGGCAAGTCGACCCTCGCCGAATCGCTGCACCAACGCACGGTCGAGGTCGAGCACTACGCCGACGCCGACACGATCCGAGAGCAGCTACGACGCTACGGCAAGGCAGTCTTCACGGTTGGCAAGCGCTCGACGCCAGACGCCGCCGTGGTTCGGTGTGCCGCATCCAACGGCGAGCGACTGCACCACGAGCGTCTCTGCCGTCCGTCCCGCACGATCGTCATGCTCGTCGATGCCGCTGAGTGTCACCGCCGCATCGACGAGCGCAACAGGCCAACGGCAGCCGGCGAACACGCCGCCGTCGACGAGTGGTGGGGGGTCTGGAATGCCGAACACGGGTGATTCCATCGCAACCACCGCAGCCAAGGGCAACGAGATCGACACGCTTCGAGCGATGCGCGACAAGCTCGCCGCCGACATGGACATCGCCGAAGCCTCGGTCGTGGCCCAGATCTCCGGCCGTCTCGAGGCCGTGTTGAAACGCATCACCGAACTCGGCGGTGCAGGGGAGGCAACACTCGATGACGTCCTCGCCGAGCGTCGCCAGTTGCGCGCCAAGCGTTCGCAATCTCCCGCCTGACGCCGTTGCCAACCCACGCGTCGATGAGGCGCTGGACGTCGCTTCGATCGCTGGGCTCGACCTGTTCGACTGGCAGGCCAACGTACTGCGTGACGCCTGCGCCATCCGTGCCGACAACGTCGACCGGTGGGCGGCTCGTGAGGTCGGTCTCATCGTGTCCCGCCAGGCCGGCAAGGGCAGCATCCTCGAGGTGCGCCAACTGGCCGGGCTGTTCGTGTGGGGCGAACGCCTCCAGGTTCACTCGGCGCACGAGTTCCGGACGTGCTACGAGCACTTCCGCCGCATCGTCGGGCTCGTCGAGAACTGCGATCTGCTCCGCAAGCAGGTCAAGATCATCCGCACCGGCGCCGGCGACCAGGCGATCGAGCTCAAGAGTGGCGCCCGGTTGCGATTCATTGCTCGTTCACGGGCGTCTGGTCGTGGCTTCTCGGCCGACGCCGTGTACCTCGACGAAGCGTTCCACCTGTCAAACGAGACGATGGGCGCACTGATGCCGGCGTTGTCGGCCCGCCCGAACCCGCAGGTGTGGTACACGTCATCGGCGCCGCACGCGTCGTCGGACGTGTTGCACTCCGTCAGGGAGCGTGGCGTCGAAGGCACCGACCCCCGACTGTTCTTCGTGGAATGGTCAAACCACGTCGACGTCGACCCAACTGATCCGGCGGCGTGGCATCGTGCCAACCCGTCGATGGGGCTCCTCGTGTCCGAGGAGGACATCGCCGCCGAGCAGCGGTCACTGTCGCCCGCCGAGTTCGCTCGGGAGCGATTGGGTATCCCCGAGTCCCCCGAGGGAATCACCAACCACCCCATCCCGCTCGACGCTTGGGAGACACTGACCGACGCCACGTCAGCAACGGCGACAAATGCCGCTCGTGTGGCATTCGACGTCAGCCCCGACCGCCGGTTCTCGTGCTTCAGTGCTGCGGGTCGGCGTGCCGATGGCCTCGGCCATGTCGAGGTTCGTGACAACCGCCCCGGCACCGACTGGGTGATCGTCCGTGCCGCCGAGCTCGCCGAGGGTCACGGCTGTCCGATCACGGTGATGCGTGGTTCGCCTGGTGCGTCGTTCATCGACGAGTTCGAGCGTGCCGGCGTCGCTGTCGATGTGATGTCGCCGAACGATTACGCCGAGGCGTGCGGCCGGTTCATCGACGCCACAAGGGGCGTGACGCCCGATATCCGCCACCGTGGGCAACCGCTGCTCCGTGTCGCTCTAAGCAACGCTCAGACGAAACCAAGCGGCGATGGTGGCCTCGTGTGGTCTCGCCGTTCGTCGACCACAGACATCACCCCGCTGACGACCGCCACGATGGCATGGGGTCGTGTCGGTGACGGGTCGGCGACCAAGTCCCGCCCCGTGTTTGCCTACTGACCGAGGAGGTCCACATGCGTCGAGCTGTCGCCTCGGTTGCCGAGATTGCCGGGTCCATCGCGATCACCATCGGTGCCGCTCAGGTGTCGACTGCTGCCGGATGGATCACCGCCGGTGTCGTGTCACTCGTGTTTGCGTGGCGGCTGACGTGAGCATCCTGTTCCGCCCGTCATCGCCTGCCGTCGAGCGTCGCGACTGGGGCCACGTCGACGCGTTCGGCTCAGGCAAAGACCTCGATGCGAAGTCGTCGACGGCGTTCTACTCGGCGAATCTTGCAATGTCGTTGTCGGCCGTCGCCGCCTGCGTCGAGTTGCGTGCCAACTACGTCAGCCAGCTTCCGTTCGATGCGTTTCGTGACGGTCCGAACGGGTCGTCGGTGAGGGTGTCGCCGCAGCCCGGTGTCATTGTTCGACCGTCGGCGAAGGGTGTCCCTCGTTCGTCGTGGATGAAGCAGGCACAGTACGCCCGCCTCCTGTGGGGTAACGCCACGCTCCTCGTCAGTTCCCGTGACGCTGCCGGCTATCCGAAGTCGCTCGACGTGCTCCCGCCGTGGGATGTGACGTTCACGAATATCGGTATCACGGAGCAGTTGCAGGTGTTCGTCGGTGGCGTCCGTGTGCCTCGTGGCGATGTCATCGTCGTCCCCGGCCAGGTCCGTCCGGGTTGTACGGTTGGCGTCGCCCCGCTGGCTGCGTGCGGCCTCGTCGACCTGGGCATCAAGGCGCAGGACTTCGGCCGCAACTGGTTCGCCAATGGCGCCGTCCCGTCCTCCATCATCTACTCCGACTCCGACCTCGACGGTCCGCAGTCGGATGCGATCGTGAACACGATCATGTCGAAGTGGCGTCGCCGCAAGCCCGCCGTCCTCGGTGCCGGGTTGAAGTACGAGAAGATATCGGTTCCGGCGAACGAGTCGCAGTTCATCGAGACGATCCGCCAGAACCAGGCCGAGATCGCCATCGTTCTCGGGTTGTCACCCGAAGCAATCGGGGTGTCGGTGTCGGGTTCGTCGGTGACGTACGCGAACCGTGAGCAGAACCAGCAGCAGACGATGGTGAACACCGTCAACTCGGACATTCTGCTGTGGCAGGAAGTGCTGTACGACGTGGTCCCTGCCCCGCAGTTCATCCGCTTTGCGTCGGGTGCGCTGCTGCGTACCGACCTGAAGGCCCGCTATGAGGCGTACGCCCTCGGCGTTGCTGGTGGATGGCTGACCGTTGACGAGTCACGAGGGTTGGAAGACCTGCCACCGATGCCTGACGTGGCACCAATAACGACGATTCCTACGGAGGTGCCCAATGCGTGAGTCCCGATTCTGGCGCGTACCCGACGCCGAGCTGCGTGAGTCCGCTGACGGCGCTGTGACCCTCAGCGGGTACGGCGCCGTGTACATGCGCTACAGCCAGAACCTCGGCGGCTTCGTCGAGCAGATCACCGCACGCGCGTTCAACGACGTGCTCGGCCGCACCGGCCCCGGCGCCAACGTGCAGGGCCTCGTCAACCACGACCCGAACTGGCTGCTCGCTGACACCGCCTCCGGCACGATGCGGCTCGAGTCCGACGAGGTTGGTCTGCGCTACGCGATGGACCTCGACCTGACCGACCCCGACGCCGTGCGGGCAATGGCGAAGGTTCGCACCCGCAAGATGCGGGGGTCGTCGTTCTCGTTCACTGTCGCCCCTGGCGGCGATGACTGGGCGCTGACGGAGCAGGGCTTCCCGTTGCGGACCATCCGATCGTTCGCCGGTCTGTTCGACGTCGGCCCGGTCGGGTCGCCCGCCTACCTCGACACCGAAGGCGACGGGCTCGCCCTCGCCCTGCGGTCGTTGGCCGACACCCGCAACGTGAGCCTCGGGAGCGTCCTCGACGCTGCCAGGCGTAACGAGTTGCGAACCATGCTCGCCGATCTCGTCGATACCGACGAGGTCATCGAATCTCCCGTCGCCGTGGGCGACGAAGAGCCTGTTGACGAAGTGGCCGAGGCGCAGCACGCCGGGCCAGTCGTCGACCACAACCGGACACGCATCGTGTTCGGACTGCCGACCACCTGAGCCACAGGCCGGCGCCCCCCACCCCATCTACTCCACAAGGAGATTGTCATGTCCATGAGCATCGCTCAGCGCTTGACCGAGCAGCGTGCAAACGCTCGCGAGCAGGCCAAGAACATCATCGACGCCGCCGAAGGGCGTGCGTTCAGCGGCGAAGAGCAAGCATCGCTCGACGCCATCGAAGTCGACATGGTCGACCTCGAGACCCGCATCGCCGGGATCATCGACGCCGAACAGCGCGCCCGTGACCTCGACGCCAAGCTGGCCGGCTACGTGCCGACCGTCGACGCTCCGGCCGAAGCACCACTGACCGCTGACGCCGAGTTCCGCTCGTTCGTTCGTGGCGAGCGTGGCAAGTCGTTCGATGTCAAGGCCGAGTCCCGTGACATCACCAAGGCTTCGACCGGCGCTCCGGTGCCGACGTCGTTCTATGACCAGCTCACCGTTCACATGGTGCAGGTTGGCCCGATGTTGCAGCTCGCAACCGTGCTCAACACCGCCGGCGGCGAGAACCTCCAGGTGCCTCGCACCACGGCGTTCTCCACCGCTGCGATCACCGCAGAAGGTACAGCCATCTCGGAGAGCGACCCGACGTTCGGTGCGTTCGTCACCCTCGGCGCGTTCAAGTACTCGTTCATCACTCAGGTTTCACGAGAGATGGTCGAAGACCAGGGCGTTGACGTGCTCGGCTTCCTCGCCGAGCAGACCGGCGTGGCTCTCGGTGTCCGGCTCAACACCGACTTCACCGTCGGTACCGGCTCCGGTCAGCCCCGTGGCCTGATGATCGACACCACGCTCGGGGTCACCGGAGCAGCATCCGTTGCTGGTGCGTTCAGCGCTGACAACCTGATCGACCTCGTGTACTCCGTCAACCAGGCGTACCGGGCGCAGCCGGGTTGTGGTTTCCAGATGCGTGACGCGTCGATCGCTTCGACCCGCAAGCTCAAGGATTCCTCGGGCCGCTACCTGTTCGAGCCGTCGTTGCAGGCCGGCCAGCCTGACACGCTGCTCGGGTTCCCGCTCACGTCGAACCCCGACGTTGCGGCAGTTGCTGCGCTGGCCCGTTCGGTGTCGTTCGGTCTGACGCCGAAGTACTTCGTGCGCCAGGTCGGCGAGGTTCGCCTCGACCGTTCCGACGAGTTCGCATTCAACGCCGACCTGATCACGTTCCGTGCATCAGTTCGTGCTGACGGTGCGCTCATCGACACGACCGGCGCCGTCCGCCACCTCGTCGGTGGTGCCGCGTAGGTCACACCGACAAGTGAACACCGGGTGCCCGGATTCATGGCCGGCAAGGAGGGGTTCGACTCCCCTCGCATCCACCACTCCAAGGAGGACACATGAAAGTCACCATGATCGTGAAGTTGACCGGTTCGCACGACGGTATCGACTGGCCCGACGTCGGCGAAGAGGTCGACCTGCCCGAAGCCGAGGCGGTCGGCCTCCTCGGATCTGGTCTGGCCCGTGCGGTCAAGTCGGCACCGGAGAAGGCAACCGCCAACCCCGTCGTCGAGACCGCCGCAAAGGCCGCCCCGGCCGCCCGCAAGCCGAAGCGCTGACCGTAACTGTCGATCGGAGTTTGAGCCATGACCAGCTACGTCACGCCGGCCGAGGCCGAGTCCTACTTCCGCTCGACCGTCACGGCCGACATCGTCGAGATCGAGGCAGCGGTGGAGGTGGCATCCAACGCCATCGACTTCTATACGCACCGGTCGTTCATCGTGCCAACCGTGGCAACCACTCGGGCGTTCGTGGTGGCTGACGGGTACCTCGCCAAGGTCGACGACATCGCCAACACGACCGACCTCGTCATCGTCGACAACGCTTCGACGCTTGCCGCCGCCGACTACCAGCTCGAGACCAGCCCCGGCCGCACTGCCCGCCCCGACCCTGCCGGCCTGACCCGCCCGTACGCCTACGTCCGGCGCCTGTCCGGCTCGTGGTATCACGACGAGGAAGCCACCCTCGTCATCACTGCCCGCTACGGGTGGCCCGCCGTTCCTGACGCCGTGAAGCTCGCCACCAAGATGTTGGCGAAAGACCTACTGTCGGCGAGGGACACCCGGTTCGGCCTGGCTCAGGTGGGGGACTTCTCCCGTCGGATCTCGACCAATGGCATGGTGTCGGCGCTGCTCGACCCCCTGAAGTCCGCCGACTCCATTGGCATCGCTTAAATGAGCGTCCTCGCCGAGATCCGCGCCGAGATCGCGGACATGCTGCGCGACTCCAGCCTCGACGGCCAACTCTCGGTCTTCGCTCACGTCCCCGGCGAGATGCCGCTCCCGCACGTTGTCATCGTCCCCGGCGAGAACTACGTGGAGTACCACGGCACGTTCGGCCCGAATCGGAACATGACCGTCAACCTGGTCGCCCGTGTGGTCTACCCGATCGGCGGGTCGATCGAGTCGGGTGACATCGCCCTCGACGGGTTCCTGTCGTCGGGCACCACCGAGACCCGCAGCGTCGTCGACGCCCTCGCGTTCACCGGCGTGCTACCCGGCGGGGATTCCTTCACCGTTCACGCCGGCGGCGTCGAGAACCACCTCTATGGCGAGTTCGGCGAGAACCGCTACGCCACCGTCTCGGCTGAGATCCCATTGCTCGTCCAGATCTACAGGAGCTGACACATGCCCGCATTCGTTCTCACCGACACCCGCATCATTGTCGGCACCACCGACATCTCGCAGTTCGCAGGGTCGTTCACGCCGACGTCGACGGTTGCGATGCAGTCGGCCAACGTGTTCGGCGGCGGCGGCTTCGAGCGTCAGATCCCGGGGCTGAAGTCGTTCACCGAGGCGTTCTCCGGTCTCGCCGCCTACGACGTCGACGAGATTGCCGCCGTGTTCAACTCGTCGCAGCTCGGTGCCCAGCAGTTGGTGACGGTCGCCCCGACCGGTGGCCTTGTTGCCGGTGACCCGGTGTCGCTCGGTCGGTTCATCATCGACGGCATCAATGCACCCGGCGGCAACATCGGCGACGTTGCCTCGTTCGAGATGTCGTTGACGTCGGACACCGCCAACGCCGAAGGTGTCATTGCCTCGCCACTGGCGTTGCGTACGTCGACGTTCGTTGCGCCCATCGTGGCCCATGTTGGCCCCACAGCGACGGAGCGGTTGTACGTGGGCCTCAACGTCACCGCAGCCACCGGCGTCGGCACAATGGTCGTCACGTTGCAGTCCGCAACAGTTGTCGGCTTCGGCTCGCCGACGTTGCGCGCCACACTCTCGGCGACCACAGCGGCGACGCCTGGCTGGCAGTTCTTCTCGGTTCCTGGTGCGATCACCGACGGCTTCTATCGAGCCACGTTGACGCAGACCGGCGCCGGAAACATCACCTCGCAAGTCGTCATCGGTGTCGCGTAGAATGTGATTCATAGCGATGCCCGGAGGTGGACACCCCCGGGCATCTGCTCAGACAGTCATAGGAGGACTGAAATGAGCCAAACGCAACTGTACCCGGCGTGCTCCATTGGCGGCTGCGAACGTGCGATCAAGGCGCGCAGGCTGTGCTCGAAGCACTATTTGGCGCAGTACTACAAGGCAAATCGCGAGCGGGCAGTGCAGCAAAAGCGCGCTCACTACCTGGCGAACAAAGACGTTTACAAAAGCCGGGCAAAGGCTGCCGAGGCGGCGGCGTTCGCTGCCAACCCCGATGCCGTCCGCCGCCGAAAGAACGAGTGGACAACCAAGTACCCCGCACGCAACGCCCTCAAAGCGCAGCGGCGTAGGGCTCTCCTGAGTGGCGCCGACGTTCGCCTGGTCACCGAAAGGGATTGGCAACGACTGCTTGCCCGCTACGGCCATTGCTGCGCCTACTGCGGAGCGTCGGGGCAAAGTCTGGCCCGCGATCACATCATCCCACTTCATCTCGGCGGTCGTCACTCGATCGGCAACCTTCTGCCCGCTTGCCGACAGTGCAACTCGTCCAAAGGTGCCCGTCTGCTGGTTCGGTGGCGCCGGTCTCTACATCCAACCCTCACACCCTGAAAGGCGGCCATTATGCCCGCATTTATTAACGTCAATCGTTCCATCCTGCTCGGCACCGCCTGGACGGGGGCTGTTGCTCCCGGCGCTATGGGCTCAGCGGCCCTCAGCAACACCGGCACACTGACCTCGGCTCAGGACATCTCGGCGTTCGTGAAGTCCGGCAACCCGTCGGTGTCGGTTGCGACGCAGGACACCACCACGTTCGGATCGGGCGGCTTCACCCAGGTGATCCCCGGCCTCCGCAACGGCGACAGCATCACGTTCGAGTGCCTGTCGGACTTCGCGGCGTCGCAGTTGTACCCGATCGTGCAGACCACCCTCGGCGGCCTCGCCGCTGCGGTGTTCCTCGACATCAAGGCTACGAACGCTGCGCGTGGTGTGACGAACCCGTCGTTCGTTGCGTTCGGCTTCATCTCGGCATGGACGCCGGCGATGGGCTCCGTTGGTGACGCTGCGATGGCGTCGCTGACCGTGACGATCTCCGGCCGCTTCGGCGACATCACCGGCTGATCTGATGGCCGACACCTTTGCGTCGATGGCGCGCAGAGTGGACCGGTTCCAGTCGCAGCTCACCGACGAGGCCCTCGGGCACGCCCTCGGAGCCATGGCGAAGGCCGAGGCCACGTCGGCGGCGTCTGCGGACCTCGGCGGCGACCCCAAGTTCTCGGGGTGGAAGCCGACGCTCGATACTCGATACGACATCGTCGCCAGAGGCAAGGTACTGCTGAAGCCAACGCGCCGATCGGCCGGACCCTGGACGGTGGCTTCCGATGGCCGCAACGCTGGGAGTGCCGGTATCGGCCCGATGCAAGGCCCGACGCTGACCAAGACTGGTCGCGTGTCGCGTGCTCGTCGCAAGCGTTGGAACGGCCAGACGCAGGGCAAGGGCACCGCCGACACCGCACGCGCCGCCATCGACAAGAAGGCGCCCGGCGTCGTGCAGGTCCAGGTCGGGCGAGCGATCCGTAAAGCATTCGACTGACAAGGGGCACCTCATGGCAAACAAGGTGACCGTACTCATCGACGTGGTGACGGACCGAGCCAACACCGCTCTCGGCTCGTTCAGGCAGTCGATCGGCGACGCCGACGGTGCGATGGGCAAGTTCAAGGCCGGATCATCTGCGGCGTTCGCTTCGCTGAAGGCCATCGGCCCCGAGGCGGCGCTCGCTGCCGGTGCCGCCCTCGTTGCGTTTGGTGTCAAGTCAGTGAACGCGTTCAACGACCTGGCGATATCAACGGGCAAGCTGTCCGAGGCGCTGGGTATGCCGGTCGAGGATGCGTCCCGGCTGGTCGAGGTTGCCGGCGACATCGGCATCGAGATGGACACGCTCGAGAAGACCATCGGGCGGATGAACCGATCGGCAGCCGATACGCCCGCTGCGTTCGCCGCCATCGGCGCTGAGATCGTGAAGAACAACGACGGCACGGTCAACGTCAATGAGACGTTCCTGGCAACGGTCGACGCACTCAACAAGATGCCCGACGCAACGCAGCGTGCGTCGGCTGCACAGAAGATCTTCGGCCGTTCATGGATGGACATCTCCGAGCTGGTCGGGCAGGGTGCCGACGAGATCCGCACGTCACTCGAGGGCGTGTCCGACGCACAGATCATCGACGATGACGAGGTCGAGAAGGCTCGCAAGTTCCGCGCAGCAATGGACAACCTTAACGACGCGTTCGGGGATGTTGCGCTGGTCGCCGGCGAAGCGTTGGTCCCTGCGCTCACCGATGCGGCGGATGCGCTCGAGGGATTCGGGAACTTCGCAACGCAGGCAAACGAGTCATCTGGCGGCCTGCTGAAAACCGTTGTCGAAGTCGCCGCCAAGGTTTGGGAGTACACGACGCCGATCGCGGTTGCCGTCAACTTCTTCAAGCGGTTCGCTGACGAAGGAGACAGCGCATCGGATGCAACCGATGTGCTGGGCGAGTCGGTCAACCGTTCCGGTAACCGTATTGCAGCGCTCACGGTGAGCGTCGAGGATGTCGCTGACAGCTACAGCGAGATGGAGGACGGTGTCCGGCGCGCCAACGAGGAGCTCGCCGAGAGCATCGAGTTGGCGAGTGAGGCCGCTGGTTCAGCGTTCGACTTGGAAACAGCGACACTTGATCTAGCCGACGCTGCCGCCGATCTGGCAACGGCGCAGTCAGACGCCAACGACGTTCTCACCGACGGAACGTCAACCGACGCCGAGAAGGCCGCCGCACTGCGCGATGTGCGTAGTGCCCAGATCGACACCGCCGGGTCGGCACTCGAACTCGCAGAGGCGTACGCAGAGGAGTCTGGCGCCGCCGACGGGTCACGCGAATCGACGCAGTTGCAGATCGACGCGTTGTCGATGTTGAAGGGTCAGTACCCCGGCATCGCCGACGACGTCGACGTGATGATACGCAAGCTGCTCCAGGTGCCAGGCACGGTTGACCCGGCAGCCGCTGCAATCGGCTCGGCAATCTCCGAAGGCATCGGCGGCGGTATCGACGCCTCGGCTCATGTGGCTGAGACCGCCGCCCGTCGAGTGGTCGAGAAGGCGCTCGCCGCTGCCATCAAGTCCGGCAAGATTCAGTCGCCGTCGCGCCTGTTCGCCGAGAAGGTCGGCCAGCCGATCTCGCAGGGTCTTGCCGAAGGCATCATGGAGGATTCCGACAGGATCGGCGAGGCGCTCACGAAGGCGATCGAGTCGGCAACGAAGGACGCCATCGCTGCGTCCGACGATCTTGTGGCTCTTGCCAACGAGCGGCTCAGCTTCCTTTGGAGCGGGCTCGACGAAGGACGATCACGCCAGGACATGCTCGACTCTGTCGACGACGCCGAAGAGAAGCTCGCCGACTCAATCGCCAAGGTGACTGACGCCGAGACGAACCTCGCCACGGTGCTCGCAGATCCAGAGTCAACGGCCAAGGACATCGCCAAGGCGCGCAAGGATCTGGCGTCCGCAAACGACTCCGTCACCTCGTCGACGGAGCGGCTGGAGGACGCCAACTACCGGCTCACCAAGGCGTCCCAGGACATGATCATGACCAACGAGACCGCGCGAGCGTCGTGGGTCGAGTATGCGAAAGCCGCCGGCCTCGCCACTGACGAGATTGACTGGCTGATCGCAGCGCAGGAGAATCTCGCAAAGGTTCGCGTGGATGAAACGGCCACACAGAACGCCGTCATGGCCGAGGCTGACGCATCCCAGGCAACCAGGGCCCGATTCGGTCAGGTCACCGGCCAGGGCCTGGTGAGCGCCGACCAACTGAACCACCTGAAGGTCAACCAAGACCCTGCCTATCAGCTCTGGTATATGGACCAGATCATCGGAAACTTGGAGAAGTTCTTCGGCACGATTCCCGGCATGGCAACGGGTGGCATGGTCAAGGCCAGCCCCGGCGGCACGATCGTCCGGCTCGGCGAGGGTGGCCGTGACGAGATGGTGACACCGCTCGGAACCGGCGGCTTCGGCGGCTCGACGACGATCAACATCAACACGTCGGACAGCCCCCACGCCATCAGACGTGAACTCGAATCAATGGCGTGGAGGAGCGGGGCACGATGAGCATCTACACCGCCGAACTCCGAGGGCTGAGCATGGGCGTTGGTACCGCCTACCAATGGCGCAAGCCGCCCACCGGGTTCGGCGTCGGGTCGTACCGGACGGCACGCCTCGAGCGCCAGTTCTCCGACGGCACGCAGTCACTCGGCGGCGATCTGCTGCCGTCGCGTGAGGTGGCGTTCGACATCCAGATCACGGGCACACCCGAAAGCATCGAGGCGGCGCTGTTGGCGCTGTCGGTGGCGTGGGCGCCGGTGCGTTCGTCCGTCGTGCCGCTGAGCGTGACGCTGACCGGCGACACCCGCACGTTGTTCGGTCGCCCCATCGGCGTGGAGTTCAACATCGAACAGATGGACCTGAACCTCGCATACGCCCGCTGCGTCTTCGAGGCAACCGATCCCCGCATGTTCTCCGCAGCGGAGTCGTCGATCTCGCTCGGTCTCGTCGCCGGCGGCGGGGCACCGTTCGATCTGACGTTCCCGCTGACGTTCGGCGCCGGTTCCGATTCCGATGGCACCGCAGTGAACTCGGGGACGTTCGAGACGAACTGGACGGCGACGATTACCGGCCCGGTCACGACGCCTCGCATCACGTTGGCGTCGACCGGCGAGTTCGTGGAGCTCGACATCGTGGTGCCTGCCGGGTCGACGCTGGTTGTGTCGTCCGCTGACGGCTCGGTGCTGCTCGACGGGTCGCCTCGTCAAGCAGCGGTGACGTTGCTGTCGAGGTTCTTCGTTCTGCCGGCGGGGTCGAACACCATCCGTTTCCGTGCCGCTTCCGGTACCGGTTCATGCACGTACGCGTGGCGCTCAGCCTCGCTGTAGGAGGGATCACATCATGCCAATCCTGACACCCCCACCGTTCTTGCAAGGCGGCTCGCACAGCGCCAAGAACGTCCGCCAGTTCGTGTCGGCGATGCAAGGCCAGGCGGTGCAGACGTTCGTGAACTCAGTCGGCGCTGTCGGCCCCGCTCACGGTCTCGTGTCAACCGGTGACCTGGCGGTCGTGCAGAACGGCACGCCGAACATGAGCGTCAACGTCGGCATCGGGCGGGCGTTCATCTCGGGCAACTCGTCGCTGGCACAGGGCGCGTACATCTTCACCAACGACGCCACCACCAACGTCGTGATCGCCGCCGCCAACGGGTCGAACGCACGCCGAGATCTGGTGTGCGCCCAGGTGCGTGAAACCGTCGAGGACGCTTCCGGTGCCAATGACGCCCGCCTGTTCGTCGTGACCGGCACCCCCGCCGCCACCCCGGTCGACCCAGCGATCCCCGCCGGGTGTCTCGTGCTTGCTCGGGTGACGGTGGCCGCGCTGTCGACGTCGGTGACGAATGCGAACATCGCCACGGTGGCGTTGAAGCACCGGTCGAAGCTGACCGAGCAGACCGACCGGCCGGCGTTCGAGCTGGGTAACTCTGTGGCTCAGGCCGTTGCGAACAACGTCATCACCGCTGTCAGTTTCGACACGAATCACGTCAACACCGACGGACTGAAGACGGCACTGACGACGGTGACGATCCCGGCAGGTGCTGGCGGTCTCTGGCTCGTTGGTCACACAACCACCTACTTTGCAGCGGCAACCGGGACGCGGCAGGCGTGGGTTCGAGTCAACGGCAGCACCCTCGACCGTTACGCTTACTCGGCGCAGCTCGGCACCGCAAGCCTCGTTGGTTCGCTTGGCGGCACCGCCTTGCTGCGGCTCGCAGCGACGAACACATTGCAACTCGCGACATTGCAGGATTCTGGTGCAAGCCAGAACCTCCAGGGTGAGGCTACGGCGATCGCCGTCCTGCGATTCTTCGGCACCCGGCTGGGTGACTGATGCAGCACGACTGGCGCTTCACCGCATACGACCTGCGAACCGGGGTGAAGCTCACCGACCTGAACGTGGCGTCGTGGTCGTCGACCGATGTGCTCAACGCTGCCGGTGACTTCTCCGCAACCCTTGAACTCGACGGGCAGGCGAAGACGGCGACGACCTCACGACGCACGACGGTTGCCGACTCGACCCGTCGTGGCCGGTCTGTCATCGTTGCCGAGCGTGACGGTGTGCCGTGCTTCAGCGGCATCGTGTGGCGTCGCCAGTACGACACCTCGTCTCGCACGCTGAGCGTTGCCGGTCGAGGGCTGGCGTCGTACTTCGACCACTACAGCCAGACGACGGCGCTGACGTATGCAGCTGTCGATCAGTTCGCCATCTTGCAGGCGCTCGTCGACTTCGTGCAGAACCAGGCCGGAGCGAACGTCGGCATCGAGATCCCCGCCGCCACGTCGGGTGTGCCACGCGATCGCACTTACGAGCCGTTCTCCGGCAAGTACATCGGCGAGCTGATGCGTGAACTGTCGAACGTCACCAACGGCTTCGATTACGACATCCGCACAGAGTACGACGCCGGTGCCGTGGTTCGCCGCCTGCGACGCTTCTACCCTCGCCGTGGTCGCACGTTCGACGCGACCGGGTTGCGGTTCCGTTCACCGGGCAACGCCGTGCTGTTCGACGTGTCAGAGGACGCATCCGACATGGCGACCGTGGTGACGGCGCTCGGCGCTGGCGACGGTACCGACATGCTGACGACGACCGCAGCGAACACCGAACTCGTCAACGCCGGATGGCCCGCCTACAGCGTCACGAGGGCGTACAAGGATGTCAGCGTACTCGCCACACTGGCCCAGTACGCCGGTGCCGACGTGGCCCGCCTGTCGGGTGTCGATGACGAGTCGTTCAGCTTGCAGGTCGACCCGACGTTCTCCGGTCAGCCGTGGGGTTCGTGGGATCTCGGCGACGACTGCCAGCTGATCGTTGACGACGACCCGTTGTTCCCGGCCGGCGACGACGGGTCACCGGGCCTGGTTCGCGAACGCCGGGTGACAGCGCACCGCTGGTCGGTGCAGGGATCGGCGGAGCAGTTGACCGTGACCCTTGACCGCAAGGTGATCCCGTGACCGACCCGATGATGGCGATGGCCGACCGGTTCGCCGACCTCGACCGCCGGTTGCGTTCGATCGAAGGTGGGCAGCGTGTGGGCACGACAGCACAGACCGCTGGTTCACGCCTCGTGCTGAAGTCACCGAACGGGTCGCTGTGGGCTGTGACGGTCTCCAATGCCGGTGTCTTGTCGGCGGCTGCAATCTGATGATCCACGCCCGCTCCGTCATCGGCACCCCGACCCCGCCGCCGTACCGGTACCGGCTGCAACGTGCTGGCGTGCTCCTCGCCCACGAGGTCGGTGTGAACACATCGGCCACCGGGCGTTACCGGTCGAACGATCCCGCCCGGGTGCTGTCGGACGCTCGAGCCGCTGCCGCCTACGGGATCTCGACTGACCGTCCGTGGGAGTACAGCTACATGATCGGGCTCGACCGGTCGATCTTCACACAGGCCGGCGAGTACATGGCCGCCCACTGCCGCAACTTCAACACCGACTCCGCTGCCGTGTTGTTCCTCAACGCCACAGACGTGCCAGTCAACGCCGGTCAGATCGACGCATGGCACGAACTGCGCGCCCACATGGTCGCCCAGGGAACCCTCGCCGAAGGTCACGTCGTCGCACCGCACTACCGGTACCGCTCGACTGGCTGCCCTGGCATCCGAGCCGAGGCTCCGGGCGCAGCGTGGCCGTCACCGACCGGCGAAGGCCGCCTCGGGAACCTGATCCCGGCGCTCGCAAACACCCCGACCCCCC